CGAGCCGACGCGTGCGGTCACTGACTGGGCAGTGCGCGCTGCCAGTGCACCGGCCATGACTACGGTCACCGGCTGGGCGGCTGAACTGGTACAACAGATCGTTGCCGAGTTCATGGAAACCCTGATGCCGAAATCGGTGTATCCTCGACTGTCGGCAGCCGGTCTGTCGCTTACGTTCGGTCGCAATGGCAAGATCGTCATTCCGACGCGGTCGCGGACGCCAACAATCGCCGGTTCGTTTGTCGGTGAAGGGTTGCCGATCCCGGTCCGTCAGGGTGCATTCACGTCACAGACCTTGACGCCGAAGAAAATGGCAGTGATCACGACTTGGACGCGGGAAATCGATGAGCATTCGGTCCCCGCCATCGAGGGATTGCTGCGCAATGCAATCGGTGAAGACACGGCAATCTCGCTCGACGCCGTGTTGCTCGACGCCAATCCGGCGACTCTGGTCAGGCCGGCTGGCATCCTGAACGGCGTGGCAGGCCTGACGCCGACTGCTGGCGGCGGGTTCAACGCTCTCGTCGGTGACATCAAGCAGATCAGCGGCGCGCTGCTCACCGGTACTGGTGGCAACGTGCGCAATCCGGTCTGGCTGATGAACCCGCAGCAACTGAACAGTGCGGGACTTATCGCACTGCCGGGGGCGGGCGTGTTCCCGTTCCGTGCGGAAGTTGCGGCAGGCAATCTCGGTGGTTGGCCGGTCATTGATTCGGGCACTGTTCCTCTTGGCACGGTGATTGCAATCGATGCCGGTGATTTCGTCAGCGTCAGCGGCGATGCTCCGCGTTTCGAAATCAGCGATCAGGCGACGTTGCACATGGAAGACACGGCGCCGACTGACATCACCACGACCGGCACTCCGCCGGTGGCGGCGTTCCCGGTCAAGTCAATGTGGCAGACCGACATGCTGGCATTGCGCATGATCCTTCCGATCAACTGGGCAATCCGGCGTACGGGCACCGTGGCGTGGGTGGCCGGCGTTACTTGGTAATCTAGACGATTGTTACTGGCTGGCCGTCCTGATGGGATAGGCCAGCCAGAATTGCCTGCCATTCCTCTTGAACAGGAGACATTTGTCGATGACTGACACAGACCAACATACGGATGCTGCTGCTGTAAAGGCACGGCAGGAGGCTGACAAGAAGCGTCAGGACGAAGTGCGCAAGAAAGTCAAGGAAGACCGTGAGGCGCGCGACAAAGCGGCCAAGGATGTCGGCACTGGAGAAGTAAAGCCGACACCGACGCAGGAAGAGAACGATCTGGCGGCATCCGGGGTTCACGTCCTTGACCACGAACCCGATGGCAGTCCTGAACAGGCTCCGGGTATCGATCAGCATCAGACGCGACACGCCGTTGCCGACAAGCCGGCGCCGAAGGCCGGCTATCAGACGCGGCAATCCAATCCAACCGGTTAAATCGGCAGGGTGTTCCCCGAACTACCCCACCTTCCTAACACCGGCTTGGTAGAGCGTGGCTGGACGGAGCGAACTTGATCTTTCTGCAAACCCTGTTCGTTTTCGTTCAGTCACGCTTTTTAACAGGACAGCCAGATGGCTATCAGAGATTTAGTGGCACGCGTCGGTCGTTCGATTGTCAAGGCGGCGGAAGGTCAGCCTAGACCGGGACCGTGGTTTCTGCCGATCACCGGTGGCTGGCTGTCGGCTGATGTCGGTTCGTCGATGAACTGGTGGCAGAATGGCTACAATGTCGAGCGCATGGCACCCTCCGCCATGGTGGAAGCGTGCATTGCAGCCTATAGCCAGACCAGTGCGATGTGTCCCGGCGATCACTGGCTGTCTGAGGATGACAGTGGGCGTAAACGTATCGACACTTCCGATCTGGCGCGCATCCTGCGCTATCCCAACTCCTATCAGACAATCAGCGATTTCATGTTAAATGCGGTGCGTTCGCTCTATGCGGACGGCAACACCTATGCTTTGGCACTGCGCAACAATCGTTATGAGGTAAGTTCGTTACACCTGATGCAGCCGCAGCAGAGTCGCCCTTACGTTGCGGAGGACGGGTCGATATTTTTTGAACTGGGTGGCAATCCGGTGATTGATAGAATGATACCGGATATGGGGCTGGTGCCGGCACGCGACGTGCTGCATATCAAGATGAACCAAGAGCCGTACGGCCTGCGCGGCATGAGTCCGCTGTTGGCAATCTATCGTGACATGTCGTTGACGGATGCAATTGCCGGTCAGCAAATCCGGTTCTATATGAACCAAGCCCGTCCGAGCCACGTGTTGTCCACCGATCTGCGACTTGACAAGGAACAGGTCGATGTACTGCGTCAGAAATGGGATGAGCAGTCGCGCGGAGTCGGCGTCGGCGGCACACCGATCCTGTCGTCAGGCCTTAAGCCGTTTCAGATTTCAACTAATCCGATCGATTCGCAACTGGCAGACGTGATGAAGACGACTGACCAGCGAATTGCGCTGGCCTACCGCATTCCGCTGCAAATGTTCGGGCTTGGCGGCGGACAGGTAGGATCGACCGAGGCCCTGATGCAGATGTGGATTGCAACCGGCCTTGGGTTCTGCCTCAATCATCTTGAGGAAGGGTTCGGCACTTTCTTTAATCTGAATGGCGTACCGGAGGAATACCTTGAGTTTGATACAAGCGTTCTGTTGCGGTCGGCGTTCAAGGATAGAGTCGATGCCTACGTCCGGTCGGTACAGGGCGCAATTCATTCACCCAACGAGGCACGTGCCGCATTCGATATGGAACCAGTCAAGTATGGTGACGAGCCGCGCGTACAGCAGCAGGTCGTTCCATTGAGTGCGGCGGGTAAAATCCCAGCGGCCCCGGCACCGGGGGCGCCACCGGCCCAGCCGGCGGCAGGAGGACCGGAACTATCCGCGCCTCCGTCGCCTGACGCACCGAGAGGCATAACCGATGCTGAAAAGTCAAACATCGTTAGTTCATTCAGAACGTCGCATGCCCGACAACTCGCCATTTGAATTGTTGGCAGCAGAACTCGGAGCGGTTGCCGGTCGGGTCGAGCGGGAGTCGTCATTACGCATCAACGCTCTCGTTGCCGATATCGACCGGCGGTTTGCAGAGCGTGAACTGCAGATCGAGCGGCTGCAGAAGTCGATGGAGAGGATGATCAACGCAAATGTTGATGAGTGGGATAGAGCAATTGCCGCAAGAATTGCTGCTGTGCGCGACGGCAAGGATGGCGTCGATGGGAAAGATGGACAGAACGGCAAGGACGGCTCCGAAGGACTCCAAGGTCCGCCCGGTCTACCCGGTGAAGTCGGGCTGCAGGGCTTGCAAGGAGATGCGGGACCGCGTGGCGAGATGGGTGAGCGCGGTGAAAAAGGCGACCATGGGGAAATAGGTCCACAAGGTCTGCAAGGCGAGCGAGGCGAGAAAGGAGAACAGGGTGAAAAAGGCGAGAAGGGCGAAGCGGGTAGTCAAGGTCCGCAAGGTGAAATTGGTGAAAAAGGCGAAGCGGGCGAAAGCATCCAAGGCCCGCAGGGCGAGCGTGGTGAAGCCGGTGCCCGAGGTCTACAGGGAGAACGAGGAATTGACGGCAGCGCCGGACCTCAAGGATTGAAGGGCGAGCGGGGAGAACGCGGTGAGCAGGGACTACCGGGCAAGTTACCGAAGGTCAAGGTCTGGGTTGCGGGTGTTTGTTATGCGGGTGATGTTTGCTCTCATAAGGGCAGTCTGTTTCAGGCTAAATGTGACACGGCGCACGAGCCTTCGTCAGAGAGCGCTCATTGGACTTGTCTTGCAGCCGCTGGCCGTGACGGCGAAAATGGTCGCGACGGTGAGGACGGCAAGTCGCTGACGATCAGAGACACGTTCGACCCGAAGCAGAAATATAAGGCACTTGACGTGGTGACGCTGGATAGCAGATGGTTCGTCGCCAGACATGACAATCCGGGGGACTGTCCCGGTCCCGGCTGGAAGGCAGGCCCCGGTATCGGCAAGACTGGCCGGCCCGGTGAGCGCGGGGCGCCGGGTGAACGCGGCCCCAAGGGCGACATGGCTGAAATCATCACTTGGGAAATAAATTCCAAGACCTATGAAGTTGCTCCCATCATGAGCAACGGCGAACGTGGCCCGGTGATGTTGCTGCGCGATTTGTTTGCCCAGTTTCAGGAGGAGGCCGGCTGATGCATTCAAGTATCATCGTTACCAAGCCTGCTCCTGACACCGCACTGGTCACGCTGTATGAAGCCAAGGTGGCTCTGAACATTCCGCCGTCCGACACCAGTCATGACGAGGCGCTGAGGTTCATGATCTTGCGCTCGTCGGATGAAGTGCAGACTTTGTGCAGCCGGGTGTTTCCCAAGGAGTCGGTGATCGAGACTTTCCGGGAAATTGTTAATCCGATAACGCGGCTGTACCTGTCGCGTTATCCGGTGCAAGTCGACGACATTGAGTCAATCGAGGTTGATGGTGCACCGGCGGAGTTCGACATCGACCCGGAGACTGGCAAATTGTCGCTGTTCAGCGGCACGTTCTGGGCAGAGTCGGTGATTGCGACCTATACCGGTGGTTATGAAATTCCGCAAGGCGTGCCGCCGGCATTGAAGAATGCGGTGTTGCTGTTCACGCGCGATGCCTATTATTCGGCCCAGCGTGGCGACTCGTCGGTCCGGTCGATTACGCATAAGGAAAGCCGGATCATGTACTTCGATCCCAACGCAAAGAGTGGCGCTGCAGCGGGTGGTGGAGGCGGCAGCGGTTCGCCAGCGCAACGTGCTGCCAAGGATTTGTTGCTGCGTTATACGAGGCTGACAGCCTGACCAATGGCCGGCGGGGTCGGTCAGATTGCCAAGATGGTTGCGTCACTGGTATCTGGCGGCGGCGTCGAGAAGGCCATACTGAAGAAACTGGAAAGTCTCGGCGGCGAGTTTTTGTTGCAGCAGATCAGCGGCGGTCCGGTCGGCCTGCTGGGCGACCTGCAGCACATGATGCCGAAGGCGCTGGCAATGGGCGACCTGATGCCCAAGCCGGTGCGGGTGGACACTAGGTTCCTCAGGGGATTGACGAAGGAATTCCTCGGTAAGAAGACCAAGGGCAACTGGCGGGCGCGCAGTGCGTGGGGTCGTAGCAACTGGGCGAAGTCGCGCGACGACTGGCTTGACAATCACTGGAAGCACGACTGGCGGTCACAGCCGCGCGATGCTCTGGGCAAGTGGGTGCCGGGTCGCCTGACCTACGTCGAGTCGCAGTTGCAGTACAAGGGCAAGAAGGCGGGACGCAGGACGAAGCGGCGCCGCAAATTGCGCAGGCAGGCGAGGTTGCGGGGACGCAGGGCGGCGAAGATGGCATTCAGGAGAGGAGACGACTAGTGGCTATCAACTTTTCCGAACAGGTGTATCTGCAGACGCAGAACACATATGGGCGGGCAGTTACAATTACACCGTTGACGAGTCAGCCGAACGGCGCACCGTACGTGACGCGTGGCATTTTTGAAGTGGAAGCGATGGACGTTGCGGCAATGGACGGGTCGATTATTTCGGAAACGCGGATTATCTTGGATATTCGGGATGCTGAATTCACCGTGCTGCCGATGCAGGGCGATCTGATCGACGTGCCGGCTGAAGGGGGCATTCCGGCTGAGGGACAATTTGAGGTGCTTGATGCTGATCCGAACGGAGGCGGCGAGACGACGCTGACGCTACGCCACATCGTGCCGGCTAAGCCATGACAGCCAGCAGTTATGCCATGATTGTGCGGGACGAGATGCTGGCACGGCTGAAAACGATGCCGTTCTTTTCTACATTCAAGTTTGGCACAAATAAATCTGAACAAATTCAACCGGAATTGATTCCGTTTCTCGGCGTCTATTTTATCAGTGAGGACCTGTTGCCTGAGGGTGATGCCAATGCCGGCGAGCCGCGTTTCCATTCGTCGGCGCTGTACGGGTTCTCGGTCGTGGTCCAGAACAATGACGGGGCGGCGGCAGAACTGAAACTGGACGAGGCGTGGGTACTCATCATGGACCGGCTGTTTACCGATCCGTCGCTCTATCTGAACCCGAATGCCAAGATACAGGCCTATACGCGCGGCAATCGCACGCATCAATTTGGCTCTGCTGGTGCGGACAATTCAATCCCGGTGGCGGAGAGCCGCTTTACGTTGATGTGTGATCTTGGCGTGATTGACTTCCCGCCGATTGTGCCCGACATGTTGGAGACGATCCACATTGAGACGAGATACCCGACTGCTGACACTGATCCGGCGGAAGTCCAGCAGATCAACGCTCAGTACGACATTCCACAGAACAAGGAGAAGAAAGATGAAAGTGTTTCCAAAAAATGATGATGTCCGCAGGGT